TAAATCTGCTTTCCGATTCCCCATTGACGCCTTTTAATCCTTTATTCCAAGGCGTAAACCCTTTTTCAAACTGCCCGCTGTTCATTTTAAAATAGCAGGTAGCTCTTTGCGTTCTGGGATGTCATTGATGCGTGTTTGTGCATCAAGGACTAAACGTGCATTATCCACGATTGTACGCGCAATAATCGTCAAACTTTTTGAGCGTTCTGCTTCAAAAGCAAGTTGTTCAACGCTTAATGATTCTTCGCTCAATCTTTCCATTTGAGCAAATAAATGATTGTTTAAATCTGTCAGTGTATTTTTCATTCTTGTTCCTGTTTAAGTTAACCATCAAGTAATTAAACCATAACACACCGAAGAAGCGTTGCAAGAAACACGATGCGATAACTGCTCCCGTCTTTTTTTCGTGCGAGAGGACACGCGTTAGGGTTTAATTCTTCATGGTTAAAAAACCACCACGCCATAAACTGCAATGAGTGGTGGCCGTGTTTTGGTTGATAATAATCTCAGTATTCGTTGGCGTACTTTCAGCCAATCCCAAGTCTCCTATTTCTGAGCGTCGTGCCATTACCGGTGCGCTATGCGCGTACTATCAAGTCATAGCATCTAAGCCTGCCTTGGCACTTATAACACATAAGCTCAAACGCTATGCTTGATAGTGCTTGTCTTTCCAAGCTGTCACCAACCAACCCAGTTATTGATAAATCGCCATAAAGTGATTTCTGAGTTGGTTGGTTAAAAAGATTATATTCTAAAAAGTAAAAAAATGTAAATAATAATTTACCATTGTTTTTTTAAAAGGTAACAGTTGCAAATTTTATCTGTTACCTTCCTAAAACCTATGCAGTTATTGGGCTTAAGTGTGTTTTTATATCAAAAAGGTAACAGATAAAAATTTAATTTACCTCTCCAACATTTTTATAATAAATTTATAATTTATAATTTATTCTATAGACTTATTATTATCTGTTACCTGTTACCTTTGGTCTAATAAACATATATAAATAGCGGACTGCAATAGGTAACAGATAGATTTTTATCTGTTACCTTTTAGGCTTTATCTGTTACCTTTTTAAAAATCATCATCAACTGCAAGCGTTTCATTGAGCAACTGCCTGCAACGTTCCGCATCTAAATCACGCGATCTTTTTACCCAAACTCGATGCGGTTTACCTTGCCACTTTACCTGCTTATCAAATTTCATATATCCTAAACCTTCTAAAATACGTCTAATGGTCTTGGTGTTTAACTCTGGAAATTCATAGTCACTAAAACTATTTGCTCCCATTGCACTGGTAAGCGCAGAGCTGGAAATAATACTATCGCTATACCCAACACCGCCTTTTTGTATAAACGTATTTAAATCGCAAATCTCTGCGCCTTTTTCAGCACTAATCATTGATAGTTTTTCTGCTGTCAATGGCGCGTGTCCATAAGGCTTAAAATCCTCACTGATTTTAAAATCAAGAAAAAAGCGTCTAATTGAACCGCCATGATATGTAATAGCGTTTTTTAATTTATCAAAATACTCATATATGTCGCCAACATCGCGTTCCATATCTTGACGATTTAAGTAAGGCGCAAAAATAACCCACCATCTTCTATCGTGGTCATTAAGAGGCAAAGCGTCACGGTGATTTGTAAAAGCAATGTAATTAGTTACGTTCACAATAGAATAGTTATCCCTATTCATACGTCTAATGTCTATTGTGGCGTTGGTTATCATCGGCTTTATGGTATCTAGTACATCAAAACGATTATGTCCAGCCACGCGCAATTCTTCAAGAACAACAACGCAACTCCCCTCTGCCCAGCCGGTAAACTTGTCCTGAAGTGCTGTAGGTGGCAGCGGTTTTACGTTACGCCCACCAAGGCAACACGCGATAACCTCAGCAATGGTGCTTTTTCCATCCCCCTCAAAACCTTGAATCAAAGGTGCAAAATTAATTTTTTTGCCAATGTTTTGAGTGTTGTACGCAATAAAATCAAGCAAAAAACGCGTTTCTTTTTCACGTTTTCCGCAAATATTTCTAATATGCTTAATAACTAAATCAACAGCTAATTTTCCGTCATCGCTTATTTTATATTCTGCTTGTGGTAAACTATCAACCGAAAAAGCGTTAACGCATTCAAGACCTTCATGTGGAAAAAACTGCAAATTTTGAGGCATATAAATTGCTCGGCTAAAGCACTTTATAAAATTATTGTTTAACGCAAAATTTGCAGCCCCTCTGCTTGCTCCTTCATCTTCGCCATTATCTAAAATTTCCCTTGTGTAATTAGCATCAAACGATTGCTTACTAATTTCTTCTTTTGTGTATAAATGATAAAACTTATCACGATCATTAAGCCAAACCCATGGCAAACAAAAAGCAGGGGTTTCTGGTGATAATTGACGCAACTTTGTTGGTGTTAGTAGTTTTCTTGCAATGCCAACAGATATAATTACATTACCTAAAATTTTAAAACGATTGCGCCATTCACCAATAATGGTTTCACGCCCAATAGCAGATAAATTTAAATCACTTCGTATAGTATCAGCAACAACACCTTCCATATCCGTTACATTTGAACAGCTTGAAATTAATTGTGAAAGCGTTTGTGATGACTGAATACTGAGCGCGGTGGCATTGCGTTTTCTTACCTTATTTGCTTCATAACGCAGAGATGCAACAGTTAATTTTTTTTCACTAGTATCGCGCAAACCGTCCCAAACTTTTACCGTGCAAGCGTCTGGATGCTCAGGACAAGCTGACCATTCTCGCCACAAAACATAGCCTTTATCATAATCCCAACGCTTTAACATAAAGCCAACATGAACCCAGTCATCATGTTGGGTTTTATCCCACTTTTCTTGTATAACTAAATCAGCTCTTATGCCTTCGATTTCATCTTCTATTTGAAATTCTTTAAAATCATCTTCTTCATCGTCAATAACACCAACAACTACTGGCAATACTTTCTGCACGTTGTCAGGCGTAAACCCATCAAACGTCACATCATGCGCCCCGAATTTCTCAAGCATCGGCTTAAGTGATACAAGCCACGCACGAACCTGCTTAACATTAACGCTTGGCAATTCATCAACTTTGGTGTTGATTGGCTCGTCACCTGCGTTTAAATCCCATACATAAGGCTTTTTAGTATCTGGGTGTGTGCCATACGCAATAAACTGTTGACCGTTTGCAAGAATCTCAATAGCTGGGTTTTCCAGTCCATCAAACTTAAATTTTATTTTGTGCTTAGTCATTGCTTCATTAATTCTAATCAGCATCAAGCATTTAGGCTTATTGCCAAACCGAACAGGCGCAAAGCCAAAAGCCGATTGCGCACTAGCCAGAACGCTTTTAGCCATGTCCTCGTTTAATATATCAATATCAATAGCGATTAAACGATCACCCAGCACGATACCGACATTTTTATCAGCCGCATATTTCTTCCAAGACGGGTCATTTTCTCGATGTTGCCAACCGTTGCCAAGTGGTCGCTTACCATTTGCTGGCGTAATGGTGTAACCGTTTTTATCTAAATCATCATAAACGCTACTTAACATTTTTTAATCCTTTTTTAATTTTGTTATAGGTAAATAGCGTCACGTTGTCGGTTTTGCCGTTCTTGATGTTGTAGATGGTCATAAAACTGACATGACATAGCGCAGCTATCTTGCGCAATGCTATCCCGTCATGCTGTTTGAGTAAGTCTTGAAGCTCATTTATAAAATCTTGCATTTTTTCTTTACCTTTTGTTGTTTATGTTGTAAATTATATTTTACATTATAACAAACTTTTTTAAAAGCAACGGAGTTATTTTATGAACAAAGAAGAATTATCAATCAGAACCGCGTCAATATTGCGCTTGCAGCTTGAGTATGACCAACTAATCATTAAAGCAGAGTTTCTGCAAACGCTGATTATTAAAGAGCGTTTTGCGCTTGAATCAATTAACAATCCGACTATTGAGGAGCATTTGGGCGTTGATGTTGTGGCGGTGGATAATACGCCACCACAGCCGCAAACGCAAAAACGTAAACAGGTAGCAGTTGAAAGTGAAGAAACGCTAGAAGGCGTAAAAGATTGCCTGAAGCAACTGAGCATTAAAACAAACAGCCGTAAAATATCACTGGAAATATTGCGCAAGTTTAACGTCGAAAAAACGGTTGATTTAGATCCGCGTGATTATGGCAGAGTTTGCAGGATGGCAGTTGAAGCTTTAAACGAAATGTTAAAGGCTAAAAAAAATGACAACTAAACACGCAAAATTAGGCGCATCATCGAGTGAACGCTGGATTAACTGCCCAGCGTCAGTTCGTATGTGTGAGAACCTGCCAAACACGTCCTCTACATTTGCTGCTGAAGGAACAGCTGCGCATGAGCTTTCCGAAAAATGCTTAATGACAGCTAAACCCGCAGCGCATTATTTTGGATTAAAATTTAATGGTTTTGTCGTAACAGATGACATGGCTATGCACGTTCAAAAATACGTTGATTATGTTAACGCTGTTGGTGGCGTGTTGCTATTTGAGCAACGTGTGGACTTTAGCCGTTGGGTGCATGAAGGATTTGGAACGGCTGACGCAATTGTTATTGATGAAAGCAATAAAACCATTCATGTTATTGATTTGAAATATGGCAAAGGCGTTGCTGTGTATGCGCGGCATAACACACAGGCGCAACTTTACGCGCTGGGTGCGTATGATTTATTTGCCCATATTTATGATGTTGAGTACATAAAAATGCACATTCACCAGCCACGCATTGATAACGTAACGAGCTGGGAAATTACAGTTGATGAATTGCTTGCGTTTGGAGATGAAGTAAAACTACGAGCTGAAGCAACACTTGATGTTAATGCGCCATTTAATCCAACTGAAAAAGGCTGTATGTGGTGCGCAGCTAAACCCACTTGCGCAGCATTAGCACAAAAAACGTTTGAGGTTGTCACGTCTGATTTTGAAATAACAAATGAACCGCAATTACTTGCGGTTGAGAGTTTAACGCCTGAGCAGATTGCGCAAATACTCCCTAATTTGCCATTGATTGAATCATGGATTAAGAGCGTAAAAGAACACGCTTATGATTTGGCTAATGCAGATCAGCTCAAAGGCTATAAACTGGTAGCTGGCAGAAACTCACGCAAGTGGAACGCTGACGATGATGCAATTAAAAGCGCATTAACTGCTATGAATATCAACCCAATTAAAAGCGAATTAATTAGTGTTGCGCAGGCTGAAAAACTAATCAGCAAAGAAGATAAGCCAATGTTTTCAAACCTTTACGCAACACTATCAGGAAGTCCAACACTTGCAACTATTGACGATAAACGCCCAGAATTAAAAAATGTGCTTGACGATTTTGATTAATGTAAATTATAATTTACACGCCTTAACAGTAAGGCAATAAATTCTTAAATTTCTAAATTAATAAAAGGAAAAATATCATGGCTGCAATTATGTTAAAAAACGTTCGTCTTTCTTTTGCTTCACTATTTGAATATGAAGAATACAACCAAGAAAGCACCGGCAAATATGCCGCAACGTTTCTCCTCGATAAATCTCAACACGCTGACACCATCAAATTGATTGAAAAAACAATTGCTGATTTTGCCGTTGAAAAGTTTGGCGCAGGTAAAGTGCCTAAACTTTACAAACAGCCGTTAATGGACGGTGATATGCAAGATTATGACGGTTATGCAGGGTGTATGAGCATCAAAGGGTCAACAAAAAAACGCCCTATTGTTATTGACCAACAAAAGGTCACACTCACCAAAGAAGATGAACGCATTTTTAGCGGTGATTATGTCAATGCTAAAATTGACTTTTGGTTTCAAGATAACTCATATGGCAAACGCATTAACTGTAATTTGATCGCAGTGCAGTTATTTAAACAAGGTGAACGGTTTGGCGGTGGTGATGCGTCAGTCGATGACTTTGATTCTTATGATGAAAATGACGATGATTTTTAATTGATGTTTATTTGATGGTTATTTGATTTTAACCAACTGTCAAGTAATCCTTGATAGTTGGTTTTTTTATAAAAAAACTTATAGGTAAAAAAAATGTTTAAAATTTTAGAAGAATTAAAAAAAGAAAAACCGTCTCAAGATGTAATACAAAATTTAATTAGAGATGAGCTTAGCCTTGATAATGAAAGTCATTATTGCTGGATTGCTGATAACAGAAAGCAATTTTGTTTGTCGACAAGTAGACATAGAAAAGGTTTAGCGTTTGAAATGTCTGGTTATGGACACGGATGTCATGAATATAATCAATATTTATTGAACTACTTTGTAGACGGATTAGATTTATCCAAAAATATGCGTTTTTTCTCTTTAGATTTTTATAAAGGAGGTTGTGAATTTATTTATGAATATTGGGAAGGGCATAATCCAACATATGTAAATGCAGAAATTAAACATTTTGGAGGAGAGTCAACATCAACCATTATTTATAAAATCATAGAAATATGTTTAATCAACAATAAGCCAAAACACGATAGAAGACGGAGTTAAAAATGGTAGAAAAAGAAATTGAACAATACTTGTGCAAACAAGTAAAAGAGCTTGGTGGCTTGTGTGAAAAGTTTACGTCACCGGCTAATCGTAGTGTGCCTGATAGATTAGTCACACTACCGCATGGGTTGATGTTGCTTGTTGAATTAAAAGCCAATGGCGAATCACCAACAAAAGCTCAACTACATGACCATGCAACAAGATTTAAATTAGGTGTGCAGGTAAATGTTTTATCATCTAAAGATGAAGTAGATAAATTTATTTTTGATTGCAAGGAGTTCATTGACCATGAAAATTGATGAAAGTTTTAAAAATTATTTTTACGACACTAATCTTTTTCCTGTTTTTTTATTTGATGACTTTGTTCAATTTTTAGATCAAAAAGGAATTGAGCATCGAGAAGGCAAAGGAGCAACACAAGTGCTGCAAGTTAAAGTTAATGATGAAGATGGATTTAAAGTTATTTTTAGATCAAAACATGATTTAGAAAATTACACGTTTAACAAAGCACTAAACCCAATCTTCAATTTATTTTTTAATCAATAATATGAAAACGTTAACGCGCTCACAAATGCACGCATATCAAGTCACAAGCGTTGATAAAATAAAATCAACGCCTAAGTGCGCATTATTTCAACAATGCGGCTTAGGTAAGACTGTAAGCGCGTTAACGGCTATTGCTGACATAAACCCGCAACGGGTTTTAATTGTTGCGCCTTTGCGTGTCGCCAAAACAGTTTGGCACAATGAGGCGCAAAAATGGGAGCATCTTCAGCATCTCACATTTAGCATTTGCGTTGGTACACCAGCGCAACGGTTAAGCGCGTTGCAAAGTGATGCACAAATTCACGTTATCAATATCGATTGTTTGTCTTGGCTTGTTAAAGATAGTGCAATAAAGCCTAAATATGACATGGTGATATTTGACGAATTTAGCCTTTTAAAAAGCCATTCAAGCCAACGTTTTAAAGCAGCTAAAGCATTATGCAAAAACATTGAGCGCGTGGTTGGGTTGACAGGTTCACCCGCTGCAAACTCGGTTCATGATTTATGGTCGCAACTTTTTTTGCTTGATGGTGGTGCGCGTCTATTTAAGACCGTTAGCGCGTTTAGATTGCAATGGTTTGACGTTGGCTATAATCAGTACACGTTTAAGCCTAAACCATCCGCCATGAGCGAAATAACAGCCAAAATTGATGATATATGTTTATCAATGAAAGCCGCTGATTATTTAGATATGCCGCCCGTTGTTCACAATGAAGTAATGGTTGATATGTCGCCAGCAGCTCACGCAACGTATAAAGAGATCCGCAAAGAGTTGATTGTTGAAGTTGGCAAAGAAACGATTGCTGTTGCTAACGCGGCTGTGCTTGTTGGCAAGTGCATTCAGATCGCAAACGGCTTTCTTTATGATGAAAACAAAAACGCGCTACATTTACACGATGCAAAGATTGACGCACTTGAATCAATCATTAGTGAAACCAACGCGCCTATTCTTTTGTTTTACACATTTAAAGCGGATTTAGAAAAGATAAAATCCCGTTTTGATTATGTGCAAACGCTTCAGGACAATTCAGAGCAAAAAGTAAAAGACTGGAACGCAGGTAAAATCCCATTGCTTGCATGTCACCCTGCTAGTGCTGGGCATGGGCTAAACCTGCAGCAGGGCGGCAATGTTGTTGTGTGGTACGGGTTGACGCATTCTCTTGAACTGTTTGAGCAAGCTAACGCGAGAATTCATAGACAAGGACAAACAAAAACGGTGTTTATTCACTACATTTTAGCCGATAAAACAATAGATTCGGCAGTGCTTGCCGCACTTAAAAACAAAGAAAAAGTACAAGATGCTGTTTTTAACTCGTTGAAATAATTATATTTTTGCTTTTTTATTTATTTATTTTGTAAATTATAATTTACAAGATTAAAAAGAACATTTAATATATAACCACGCTTTCAAGAAGGCGAAACAATAATAAAATAATTTAGGAGTAAAGATCATGAAATTAATTATTAAAGAAGTGAAGAAAGTTGAATTTTCAAACGCTGATGTATTCAGCGGAGCGTTTCAATCAAGAGGGGTGCTAGTTGAAGCAGTTGTGACAGACTGCCCAGACAGAGCTTGGCTGGAAATCGGGTTTAATGAAATGACCGTTATTGACGGCAAAGAAGTATCTTTGTTTTTAAAAGATGACGCGCAAGACACACTTGCTGCGTTGTGGAGAGTTCAACAGCAAGTTGCAACAGACTTGCCTTTAGTTAAAAAAATTGTATCCAGCAAGTTTATTGCTGAAGACACACATGGTAGGGATGTTGTGTGCGATACAATGGAAGAAGCGTTGGACGCACATAAAAGATTTGGCAATCCACGCCAAATCGATGACGTGCAATTTATTTCTGGAGAAATCTAATGGAAATACAACTTTACTTCGACATCGTATCAAACGATGGTGTTGACATTGGCGTTGCGGCTACAGCAACACTTAGCGGTAAATATATACCTGCTGATTTTCACCACGACATTGAAGATGATCGTGAGTGTTTAGTTGGCGACATTTCATTTACCGATGAAGAAGGTGAAGAAATGATTGGTTCAGAAAAATTGACAGAAATAGTCTATGAACACGTTAACGACAACGACATTAATATTTACAAAGACGCTGAAAAAGGCGGTTATATTTTTTACATCGACAACTTCAAAAGCGATCACGATTACGCGGCATTAATGCAATAACAAACAACTCCTACCTCTGCCGCTAAGACAAGTGGCTTTTTTTGAGATACAAAAAATGAAAACTATATATGATTTTTTACTAATGCTAGACCAAACTGGTTTTGCTTATGCTATTTTTTTATTATGCTTTTTGATTATGGCTGATTACTATTTTAAAGCACAAGAAGAGATAATCAGATTGCGTAAAATATTGAAGCAGGTAATGAGATGATTACAAAAGAAATAGATACGGTAGCAGAAATGGTTGAAAAAGCAATAAATTCTAATAATGGTGAAATTTTTGCATCGGTTTGCAGGTTACTTATAGATGGCTTGGTAATTCTTGCCAATACATCTTCTGATGAAGATCATAAAGAACGCTTTGTTCAATTAGTTGTTAAACAAATGCGTGATGAGTTAGAAATAACACAAAAAACAATAAAACAATTTTAGGAATAATATTATGAGCGCAACATTAGCACTAACGCTGTCATTTTTGACAGTAGACACAAACATCGACAAGCGCGGCAGAACAACACAGGTTGAGCGCATTGCCTACACAACAACGGCAATACCTTATGACACGCGACAAGCATGCGCTAACGCCAAAGAAGAATGGAATCTTGCTGTTGGTGCTTACCAAATGTCAAAACGCCCTGCACGGGTGATTATGGCGGTCTGCAATGACAGCGCAACGGGAGTGGTAGAATGAAAAAAGATTTAATTTGGGTGGCTATTTGTTCATTCTTGATAGGTGCATTGCTTTGCTTTATTACAATAGCAGCAACACACAGACATCATTATGAAATTATTAAAACAAATATTGGCGAGTTTGTTTTAAGAGACGGTAAGATTTTTACTGTTTATGAGATGCAACGCAATGTTGCTGGGGATATGGTGGCGAGATGAAACAGATTGCATTAGAAGAACACCTGATTAACAGGCTTAATGAATTAAAAGAAGAACGTAAAAGCCTGAAGCGTCAAAAACTGCGCAGCATTAAAGAAACCATTGATATTCAATTTATATTGGCAAAATTTATAGAGGAACGTAAACATGGCTGAGTTAATTTTTTGGACTGGCATTTTTGTTTTAATAGTTTGTTTTATGGTGGAGTACGCGAGTGGAGATTGACGACATTGCAGCATTAATATTCTATGTGTTAGCACTCATATTAGCGGGGATATGGCTATGGCATTAATTAAACCAGTTGAGAATGTAACACCAACGCCAAGCGCGACCAATTGCCAGCATAAAACATGGCGGCAATATGTAAGCAGAGGAATTAGGGAGTGTGATCGTTGTCATGAAATACGCCCTATTTTTGATTTAAAAATTGAACATCAAAGGTAATAGCATGGTGCAACCAATAAAAAGAGATTTAAAAGTTTCGCTTAAAGAGTTGGAAAGTATAAAAGAAAACATTATTTATTGTGGTGGAACAGGAACATTTTACCGAAAAAGAACGCCTGACAAACCGTTGTCTTTTAACTACTCAAATCGGCAAGCCACCATTTGCGTTAAAAAAGAAAACGGTAAAAAATACTTTACCGCATGGCGCATGGCTGTTTTCTTTTCATATGGTTATTATCCAAGCTTTGAAGATGCTGTTATTTTTAAAGACGGTGATAATTATAATTTTAGAATTAATAACATCGTTGTTTGCCATCCAAACGAAGATGAACAGACCGTTTTAGACTTTGCTACTGAACATGGTTTATCGCCACAAACGGTTAATTATCGCATGAGAAATGCAATACGATTTGAGCGCATTGTAAAAAACTGGAGAGTGTTTTTTTATGATAAAAAAGAGTTTGCAAAATACTGCGGTGATCTGATTGGTAGAAGGTTGGTTGTTGATGATGAAGGAATTGAACACATACAAATTAAGCGCATTAATTTATCAGAAAGCCAGCGCGGAAATAAAACCGCACGGGAATTTTTAAAAACGTGGATTGGCGACATGCCTACACAATGGGAGATGACATTATGCAGATAAAAAAAGCAAGACCAAGCGCGGTTATTCCGCAATTTCAAACCGAAGGCGCAGCCGCTATTGATTTATGCGCTTGTATTGAAGAAACCATGCTTTTAACACCAGAAACGCCCGTGCTAATTCATACAGGCATTGCAATCCACATTGATGATAAGTCTGTTGTTGGCTTAATTGTTCCGCGTAGTGGGCTAGGGTTTAATTATGGCGTTGGTTTGATGAACACGGTTGGCGTAATTGACAGTGATTATCAAGGCGAAATTATGGTTAAGTTGCGCATGACACATGGTGATAGTTATCGAATCCAGCCTAACGAGCGTATTGCTCAAATGTTTTTTGTGCCTGTATTGCGTCCGATATTTGAAGAAGTTGAAGAATTTAGCGCAGTGACTGAGCGCGGTGTTGGTGGCTTTGGGAGTACAGGGAAATGACACCTGAGCAATATGTAAAAGAACAACAAGGAATATTGCGCCAATTAGCATGGTTAATCAATGCCGCTAGAATTGGTGAATTGCATACTTTAAAAATAAAAGAAGGTAAAAAATGAGCTTATTAACAAACGAACAAATTGCGGAATTGGTTGGCATTGCTAGTAACCAATCAACAAGTAAAGATTTATATGAGGAGTTTCGTGAATGGAACAAAAAGCAAACAGGGATGCAAGTTGATGTCGATTGGAGTAAAGCACCAGAATGCGCAGACAGAGCAGAAATAAATTTTTATTGGGCTAGTGAAGATACATGGAGATTCTGTTTCCGAATAGCAAAATACCACCGACCAGAACCAGTAATCACACCACATCCACACGCAGAAATGATAGCTAAGTACGCAGAAGTAGCGCAAAGACGTGTTGACCCTTGGGTTGAGTTTGAAGTCAACCTCGATAATAATTGGGAGAAAATAATGGGTAACCCCGCATGGCTTGATTATAGAGAATACCGCTACATCGGAGAAACAAAATGATTGCAACAACAGCTTACATTTTAATTACTACTATCATTCACGACGGCAATATTGCACAAACTAATACATCCTTTGCAGACAAGGCATCATGCGAAAGCGCGGCAGTTAGACAAGACTTTGTTTTAAAATCTATGGACACGCATTTAACGCGCTGGAATCTAACTTGCCACCCATATCAACTTAGTGAGATTAAAAAATGATCCAGCAAATTCTTCAGCGCGGAAACCGTCAAGGCATGACAATGCGCGAAATAACCGAGCTAACAGATTTAAAGCAACACCAAGTGGAATTTAAGGTTCAAAAGTTAATCAAGGAGGGCGTTGTGCATAAATCTGCTGATAGAATAGACAATGCGTATTTGTACACATTGACAAGCTATGAAGAATTGATGCCATTTGTTGAATGTTCGCCAGTGCGATTGGATAATGTTATTAAACATTTAAACAAGCAGAAAGAACGAGTTAATGCAGGCGCACAGATTAAAACAAGCGACCCAGTAAATTCACCAAGCCACTATACTAACGGTTCTGTTGAATGTATCGATGCAATCGAATCAATGCTAACAAAAGAAGAATTTATCGGATTTTTACGCGGGAACATATTAAAATATCAGTGGCGTTATAAGCAAAAAAACGGTGCTGAGGATTTAAAAAAGGCGCAGTGGTATTTTGACAAGTTAAAAGAAAAAGAGGGCGTGTAATGTATGAATTTAAAAGTGGTAAACCATCAGGCGGCTTGCGTTATCAAGCCATGCGCGATTATTTGATAAAATTAAAATGGTTTGCAGATAACCCCATGCAACCAGTGTTTATAAGTGAACGCAGTGCATGAAACCACGACTTAAAAAGATAGGCAGAATTTGGTTATGCTATACGCAAACAACCATAGTTTGCACTGGTTCAACACCTGAACAAGCCTATCAAAAATGGATGATTAAAAATAAAGCCGCTGAATAAGCGGCTTTTTTATTATGGCGTTAAAAACAATTCCGCTTCAGCATTGCGCCTGCGCGTTAATCCAGCAAGCGGTTTTCCACCTGCTTTATCCCAACGCAAAAACTGTTTTGCTATTTCTGCCTTGTCGTCACCGGCTTTTAACATTTTAACAAGTGTTGATTTAAAAAAGTTACCTGCGCCAATGTTGTAGCATAAGCAAACAAGTGCATCATATTCATTTTGTGTTAATTCAACGCCTGTTGCATTAACCGCTTTTTCGTATTGCCCAATTGTTGCGGCTAATAATGCCATTGCTGCGCCTTCATTAGGCAACGTTCTATTTTTAGTAACTGGTGTGCCATCACCATAATGTGTTGAGCCAATGCCAATAGTCCAAACACCAGCTGGGCATTGGTACGCTTTGAGCTTGCAACCTTCAAATTCTTTAATCAATTTTAAACCGCGTTCGCCTGTTTTCATTTTCGTGATCTCATAGAAAGTACCGTAATTAATTTTTGTGTTAAGCGAATCATATCATTATCAAGCAGGCGTATTTGGTCGATTAATTCAATCAGCGCGTCTGTTGTTTCAGTAAGGATTGGCTTAACAATTGTCGTTACCCATATCCACACAAAATAGACGATATACCCCATGCTACTTGATGCAATAATAGGGAATCCATACTGGTTGATATATTTAGCTAATGCGTCAACATCCATTAATCAATTCTCTTTTCTTGCGGGTTATTAAAACGTGCCACTTTTTCTTTCTCAATTGGCATATCAAGTGTTTCTGTCATGAGTACATCTATTTTTACAATATCCTCTGACATAGCCGTGACACGCTTATCAAGTTGCTTGATGATACCGATAAGGCTTTTAATCTTTTCAAGTACGCTATCAAGCAGGAATTTAATCGTCAGAAATACAAAGTACATTCCCACACACGCAGCGGCAATGGGGAAACCAACATCCGTTGCAAACTGTAGGAATTCCATTACCGGCTACCTAGCCACCAAGATAGGAACGAAAATACTGCGCCCACTGTGAAAACAATTCCACCGAGAAACCCCTTGTAACGAGTTTGCTCGTTCTTCATTTCTTCAAGGGTGGCAATTATGGCGTCGAGTTTCTTACCGCGATCTTCAAATATTTCTTCAAGGCTTTCAATTCGTTGCTCTACTTTAGCTAATCGGCAGGCTTCGTTTGGCATAGCTAATCCTCTTTGGTTTCTACAGTCTGACTTTCAGTTTGCTGTTTTAAATCCATAAGGATTGGAAATGCGCCTGACGAGGTGGGTAGATTTCCCAGTGTGTTTAAAATCGCGTTTGCCACTTCTTTTGTAATTGTCCAAGTAATCATATTAGTTGCTCCAAGGTGTGCCGTTAGACAGTACAACTTTTTGATTTTCAATATGAGCCGCTAATTCCGAATCTGCTAACGCTTCAGATTGTGTACCCACTAGATTTTTAATCCATGCAATGACGTCTGCTTTTGATAGTTTATCGTAATCAATGACTGTGCCTTTAGGTGCAGGCAAACCTGTAATAGAGTTAACCGTTACGCTATCTGTGCCGTTTGACGCGGTGATTGTAAATTGCACTTGATTCACAATACCGTTTTGGTCGCGTTGCAAGTTAATCGGTTCGTATGTGTATGTTGTTGTCATGTTGATTCCTTAAATTGAAGTGATTGTTTGCCATGCTGCACCAGAGTACACGCATAACTTGCTTAATGTTGTATCAAAAACCATCAAACCTGCCGCAGGTGACGCAATGGCGTTTTTTTGCGTGGTTGTCATATTAGGCATTCTCACGCCTTTGGTAGTGCTTTGAACATCTAGCAGTGCTGAAGCATTTGCAGTAGTACCAATACCTAAATTGCCAGCCAAATAATTATCAGCCGTTCCTGCCATGTAGAGATTATAACGGCCTGTACCAGAAGCTATATTACCTCTAAAAGCGTAATTATTAGTAGCTGTTGTTAAAGAGCTTTCTGATACAAACCCAAATTGATTTGTAACGGAAGAACCTGCACCTAGACCTAAAGCATTGGCTAAAAAGTGATATACACCACTAGTAGTAAACGATGCCGCTTGGGTAGTTAATTGCGTTTGATACCCAACAAACGATGCTGTGACATCGCTATTTATTTGCGAGGTAATCAAAACACCAACAGAGTCTACATTACCAGTTGCTGCTTTACCAACCCTTATACTGTATCCAGTAAGGGCTGTAGAACCAATCCCCAAACTCCCAGCCAAATAGTTATCAGCCGTTCCTGCCATGTAGAGATTATATCTGCTTGTACCAGGGGCAGCGGCTATATTACCGTAAAATCCGTAGTTGTTTGTTGCGCCTGTGAGT